AAAATATCACCAAAGAGGCAACACCCCCGACATCGCCCAAAGAGGCAACGCCCCCGACATCGCCCAAAGAGGCAACACCCCCACCGCGTTTGGCCGAAGGCAACATGGCAGAAGAGGCAACGCCACCCCCTCCCCCCGAAGATTCCTGTAACGGAGGGACACCGCCTCGTCCAAGACTGGTGATTCCAATTGTTTTAGACGAAGACTCTTTATCGCCAGACAATGTCGTATATACACCAGAAGCCGCTGCCCAAAAACTAGCTGAAATGGAAGCACAAAATACTGTCGCAACAAACTCAATTGACTCGCCACAAGAGAGACCTCCTAAACCAAATGAAATAAAATGCACACCAAAAAGTAGAGCATGTGCTATTCAGTAAATAACATGATTCATAAAATAATATAATTCATATATATTAAATTATTTTATATAAACGTCATTATTGTTGTGTAATAATAAGTAAAACAAAATATTCTAAAAATATAGCACAAATAAATAGAAACGCCATTTGCGGAACAGTTAATTCTATATTGCTACAAATAGTCATCACCAGTGGTTTATGATTACGGTTGCACGAACGCGTATTATAATGTGTATACCGTAGAGTGTCATTATCTATATCTGCACCGGCCATATGTGTTGACACCAGCGGAAGCAAGTTATTTTTTGCTTCTGCTGTTGTGGGTGTAGTATCAATAATTTTATTTTCACCATCTTTGTCAGTATCTTCGTTAGTATCTTTTTCATCCGGAAAATCTATAATATCTAACTCATCTTCAAAATCAATAACAACTTCATCTTTCGTTAATGATCCATATTTCATTTTATCTATAATCATAAAAAATATTTATATTAATTATTTAACACAGCTATAAAAATTATTAAGCCAAAGGTGAACATTCTAAATATTAGAAATCTAAAAACATAAAAATTGAAAGGAAATATCACCATGGTCGTGTATTAGTATTCCACAAATAAACCGTCTAACAACATGCCGAGAACCACCAACCATCGTCACACAGCACTCTTCTGCAAGATTTGCAAGGACTCCGGCAAGTCCAAACAGGACTACACCTCCCACAACATCCGTCGCCGCGGACAAGTGGTGTGTCCAGTTCTTCTCGCAACAACTTGTCGGCGTTGCCATGAGAAAGGCCACATGGCTTCCTATTGCACTGCTCTACCAAACAGCAAAACAACTCGCAGTCGCCGCCCACCTCAAAGCACTGTTACCAATAACCCATGGTTGGCAGTGCAAGTACAGGTTGATTCCAGTAAAAAGAAGTGCAAAGCGGCGTCTTTTGTCAATGTTGCTGCCGTGACCCACAAATTCGCCGGATTGGAACTCAAAGAGTTGGTTAACAGCGTGCGGAGGCAACCGTCCTCACCCAAATCAACAAGAAAAATGACTTTCGAACTCCCCTGGGGAAAACCCTTGGAAAATTGGGCTAGCGATGACGACGATTAGCTAAAACTAAAAACTAAAACTAAAAACTAAAAACTAAAAACAAAAAATAAATTGTGCACGCCTCCGTGCCTTTTTTATAAAATACTAACGGACATATCCCGCCCCTCGCCCCTAAAAGTTTTAAAAAAAAGAAAATTGAAACAAAAATCAGCTATATACACATGACAAATTAAGTGAACTCATTGCCTTAAGCAACCAACAACTGCTATAATATGCCTTTCTGTCCTGTATGCAAGGCGGCCGGCAAGTCGACGGAAGAATACACCTCCCACTTTGTCAAGGATCGGCCGGGCGGGGTTGTAGTGTGTCCCACACTTCTTAACCAGGAGTGCAACTACTGTCATGAGAAGGGTCACACGATAAAGTATTGCCCCAAGCTCAAGGCAAAACAACAGCGCATGTCGTCCAAGCCGGCCCAGCGCATGTCGTCCAGTCTGCACGATCGCACCATGCGGCACCAGGGATACGGCTGGCAGCATGCACACAAACCCATTGACGAGGACTGGCGGCCAGAACACGCTCGATCTCCGCGCAGTGCAAGCATGCAGCATACACATGGTTTTGTTTGCGATGGTGCACACTCGCCTTACGCCTCGTCACCACCTCCCCAGGAATACCCACCGCTTTCGACGTTGCGTCCCTGCCGCTCTACACCCACGCGCGTAGGCGTAGCAATCCCTTCTCATGTGCATCTCGAGCTGCAGCAGCAGCAGCATGAAAACGAGGAGTTCATCTCCACGTGGGCGGGACGCTCTACGGCCTACACACCCGAGGAGGATGCCCTTGCCGAGGCGGCAATGGAGGAAGAGGCCGAGTTCCAATGCGACTTTGATAGCTATTACACGTGGATCGGCGTTATGTGGGATGCCAGCACCCATTCCTCCTCCATGCCCACTCTGGAGGATTGCACGTGGGGTTAACTAGACACAAAACGAAAAAATAAAAATTAAAAATAAAAATAAAAATAAAAAATAAAAAATGAGCGTAGTAGTTCATTTTTTAATTTTAATTTTTAATTTTTTCAAAAATATTAAAATTGAAATGATTTTCAGCAAATACTTAAGTTCATACAAAATATAACCATACGAGCACGACTCAACAAACAAAACATACCATGACGACTACGTCAACACGCGAAAAATTTCAGGCTTTTCTGACCAAAGCCAACCTCGACACCAAGCCACATCAGCTGGATGGTGTCGAGTGGTGTGTAAACAACGAACTCAACGGACACATGGCTGATGATACGCTCGTGCGTGGTGGTCTTATCGCAGACGCGATGGGTCTTGGCAAGACCATCCAAATGCTCGGCACTATCGTGTGCAACTTCCAACGCCGCACGCTTATCGTTGTGCCTCGCGCACTTCTTGAACAATGGAAAACTGCCATCCTCAAGGCCACCAATCATATACCCGTCGTGTATCATGGGGCAGAAGCAAAAACAACAACACCCAGCATCGTGGAAGCAGCACCTATTGTCATCACAACATACGGTATGGTTTCATTGCACCCAACCTCGCCGCTTCACACCACACAGTGGGACCGCCTCATCTTTGATGAGGCGCATCATCTTCGAAACGCCAAGACCACCATTCATCAGAGCTCCCTCCGCCTCAAAGGTAACATTCGTTGGTTGGTAACGGGCACACCGATTCAAAATCGTAAAGATGATTTCTATTCGCTTTGTGCACAGATGGGCATGCCGCAGTCATACTACAGCAATAGCGATAACCTTGTCCACCTCGCACAGTCTTTCCTTTTGCGGCGCACAAAAGAAGAAGCCGGTATTACGCTTCCGAAGCTTCATGTCACCACAACAGAAGTCCGATGGGAAACTGCTGAGGAGAAAGATCTCGCGGAGGATATTCACTCGCTGCTGGGGTTTAGTCACGTCGACAGTAGTTCAGAAAGACGCCTCGATAACCAAATTGCGGCGCTGGACATGCCAATGCTCGCAGTTTTGGTGCGCGCGCGGCAAGCGTGCATCTATCCAAAGCTCATGAAGAGCGGCTTTGAACAGTTGACGAAAGCCGGTCTTCTACCCGAGTCCTCATCGCACACGCGCATGATGCAATCGCCCACGGCATCCTCTTCTAAGTTGAATGCGGTGGTCGACCACATTGTCACCAGAAAAAACAACAAAAACTCCAAAATCGTGTTTTGTCATTACCGCGGTGAAATCGATGAAATTCAGCAGCGGCTTCTTCGTCACGAGATGACGGTGGAGACCTTCGATGGTCGCACGCCTCCACATGAGCGCGAACGCATTCTTACATCAACAGACTGTGATGTGCTTATTCTTCAAATTCAAACCGGTTGTGAGGGTCTCAATCTCCAACACTTTAGCGAAATTTATTTTGTCAGTCCGCATTGGAATCCAGCAGTCGAGGATCAGGCCATTGCGCGATGTCATCGCATCGGACAGGAGAAGGAAACTCGTGTGTTTCGGTTTAACATGGCGGGATTCCATGTGGCGAGCGCAGAGGAAGAAGATGGCCCAGAAACTTCAATGCAGGCAACACTAGAGGAATATTCCCTCGAAGTGCAAAAGGCGAAGCGTGAAATCATGACTATGCTAGACGACGAATAAAGTAGATACAGGCGTTATAATTAATAAAACACCCATCATAATTAAAACACTTATACAAAAGACTAACTCCGACAAATATCACTGAATTTACCAGTTTTATCATATTTGAATTTGACAAATAGTAAAAGTCATTTTTCTTTTAGCAAATTAATTTTTTATTACAATATAGTATAATGGCACAACAGTGGTTAAAATTGCCACCTAAACAAGCGACATGTTCCCTTTTAACAACATGCAAACTACCGACAGTAACAACAACAGCAACTACGAAATTTTTAGGAGATTTGGAAAAAAGGGGGTTTGATAAAGAAGGACTTTCTGTATTATCTAATCTTTTACAACACAAACACCGCGGCGGTCAAGCTGGCGGAAATAAAACTAGACGTTTATGTGCGATTGTTATTGTGGGACTAATTGCCAGCGGCGCTGTAATACTGAGCAAAAGTGCACTCCATCAATCACTAATTCAAACAGGGTTATTGCCGCAATTATGTGGAACATCATTTTTAGAAAGACTAGCGCACGACTATATTGCTGGAGAGATCGGTGGAGTATTAACGTGTGATCAAAAAGCGGCGCTTTGGCGACATTCCGCCAATTCAATATTGGGAGTTGTTACAGCAGCAGGAATCGGTCCACGTATGATATTAAGTAATTTTAACGCAGCAGTAACACAAGTGGAAGGTTTAATTGACGAATGGCTCAGTGGCGCAGTTCCTGCTCTTCCCAAATCAACACGTGGGAGCACGCCATCAAAGAGTCCATCACAAAGTGTATCACCAAGAAGTAAAAAAGGATCCTCTCCGAAAAAATCAGCAGCAGCAGCAGCAGCAAAAAAAACAAAAAAACAAAGAGGCCGCAGTAAAAGTCGCAGTCGCAGTAAAAGTCGCAGTCGCAGTAAAAGCCGTAGTCGCAGTAAAAGCCGTAGTCGCAGTGGCAGCCGCGGTAAAGCAGTAGCGGAAGCGATGACTAAAATGCTGTCGGCGAGAGACCAAGAAAAATTCGAGGCCCCGGCTTGGAAGTTTGATCATATGAAAGAGCAGTTACATAAAATGAAATCAAAAGTCAAAGGCGCTAAAAAATCACCAAGACATTCTAGAAAACTTTATAAATCTGTTTCACGCAAAGCTTCTTCTTCCCGCTCACGTTCTATATCTAAATCATCCGATGGGTCATCAACACAGTAATATATTATTGATTTTATCTTTATAAAATTTTTTATAAAGATAGTATAAATGAAGGGTGGAATGAATCTCAAAAAAGCAACATTGCATGCTTTGTCTGCACACGAAGGAATAAATCCATATAAAAAGCCTTCTCATTTACAAGATGGATGGTTAAAACAAGAAGAACATAGAACCACTAAACATATTCTAGGACGACCATCAGCATTTGCAAAAGTATTAAAGGGTACAAAAAAGGGGGTGGTTACGAGTCCCATTCGTACACCAATTAATTGGGATTCCGCCAGAGTTAGAGATACTTATTCGATCAGAAAATATCCCTCATTATTATTACCAACAGCCAAACCAGTGCCTGATGTCAGCAAATGGCAGTCAGACACATCCACTAAACAACGCGCAGGTTTTAGAAAAACACACAAATCACGACGTAAATTAACACGTATGGGACGCAAAAAAATAAAAGACAAAAAAACAAGACGACGCAAAAAAATATAACTACATTCACCAAAACCACCTTACCATCCCATCAAATTTTTTAAAATCTCTCCACCACATTCTTCTGGTTCATGATATTTCTCGGGTAAACACCATTTTTTTGCTTTATTTAAACAGAAAAAATTAGCAATATCATGAAGCGCAAAATAAATCCAGTATTTTTTTCGCAATTCAGCATTCAAAATTTCTTGCTGGAATAGCTTATCCATCATAGAAAAAGCCGTATTTAAAAATAAAATTGTGTGAATCAATTCGTTTTTATCTTGAAATAAAAACGCCAGTCGAGCACGATAATGATCTGAAATATCATAATTATCTCTTTTTTGTATGGCATTAATAAAACGTATTTCATTCTTGACATTTTTTAAGCGCGTGATCGTTTTTGCCCGGTGATCATCTATTTTTTTGATGACCGAAAAAACATTGGTATTATATAATCGAGGATACATATAACGAATTTTCCTAGAAATAATAAATTGATTTGTGACTTTGATATCGGCGATTTTTTTTTCAATCGATTTAATATTTTCGCGCATTTGGTCAATCAATTCTATCTCAGCCTTCTTACGTGCTTGATGCATTTCATTTATTTTTATACGCTTTTGTTCCGCAATCCATTTCCATCTTGCGGCTTTAACTGCTGGACCGGTGCCATAAATAGGACAAGTAACTTCAATAATTTGTTTGTAATCATTCCACTGTCTTAACACATTGTCGGATGTTAAGATAGGATTACTAAACAATAATACTTGTCCGGAGAGAAATTCAACATATGTCTGCATTTTATCATATTGATGTGCGGATATTTTATGAGCTTCTGCACAGGCGTCTAACTTTAAATAATTAATCACAGCCAATAACAATGCAACAAATGCTGATAATGACGAAGAAATAAGAGGCATATAGGAATAATTTTTTTCAGTAAACCCTCCTTGTAAAACAGAAACGAGCGAGGAGAGTAATATTGCCGGCAGCATAAGGCGGTTCAACGCTGTTTGAACATAATGTCGTGATTCCATATATATAATTTTTTGACCTTTCAAATAACTAGCCAAAATATCGAGTGCGGAAGAATAACGGTGAACCGGATCTTGTGCATAAGAAATATTAATTTGCCTTCGAACGTCTTGATATGATAGTTTTCGATACTGAATGCCGCCCAAATTTGATTTTGATTTATCTTTACAAATGGAATCTTCAAATATTTCGTAATTACTCGGATCTCCACACATGGCGTTTACTTTATCATCACATTCATCAGAATCACTTATTTCGCTACCACCATATTCCGAAATTAACTGATTATTATCACTATCATACATTTTAGTAACGCCCGGGGGCTCATTTAAATCACCTTCATCCGTTTCCCCAGATAAAGACATTAATAAATTTGAAGATAAAGAAAATGCGGATGGACTGTTATGGCGAATTTTCTCAGAAGTTTCTTCTGGTTTTTCTTCTGGTTTTTCTTCTGGTTTTTTTTCGGGTTTTTCTTCCTGTATTTCCAAGGCAATGGCGTGATTTGATATATCTACACTTACTTGGCTGTCTATTTTTACTTTAGAAAAACTGATATCATTTTCATTTTCTACAGAGTTTTTTGTCATTATAATATAATAATGGCACACACATTATATTATAATAATAAACGACAACGCATAAATACAGCCAATGAAGCCCAATATAAACTTGTTATTGTCAGAAATCCTCTAGAATATCCCGAAGACGATGATGCAATTTCAGCTAGAGATTGGACACATATGGGTTCGAAAATTCGAACATCTAATCTTCGCATGTGCCGCGGGTCAGTCAGCACAGGATTTTTCAACCAAGATACTGTCGAAAACACAAGCGTCATTTTTTTATTGTATTATATTACAAGCGCAGGACAACATCGTTCTACAAGAACCTCTGAAACTTTAATAGGTTTCTCACTCACAAACGATCTACGAGAGGAAAGAGAAGACAGTAATGCCGAAGATGATACACTGTATATTGATGTGATATGTGTAAATCCAAATATAGTTCGAAATCCTCCTCCCGGTGGTATACGCGGAGCCGGTATTTTTCTCATGTCGCAAATAGAAGCTTACGCTAAAATGCAACTATATACCAATCAAGGAATGGTTATTAATGGCGACGATGAACCATTTAAAATTATAAAATTATCGGCATTACCATATGTCATTAGCTTTTATAGACATTTAGGTTTTCGCCATATACACGATTGTCGGGGTTTGCGCCGCGATAGACAACGCGGGAATTGGGTAGAAAAAAACGCCGCGATTCGTAATGCAGCATTACAAAGCGAAAAATTGCGTTTCAAAACAGACACAGAGTTAGAACATGCCATGCGTATTGAATTGGCTAAACAGCAAATTATTTTGACAAGGGGAAAACATTCCCAGAGAGAACAAGCGGAATATTTGCGACAAAATTTAAATGAATATTTTCTACCCACTGATATAAAGTTTGTTTTTGCTGACCACACACATAGTCATGAAACAACAGCGCCTATTCCTTTTATCGTCGCTATAGATCCAGAAACAGATAGGATCAATCACGATATTACTAATTTACTTTATACAGATAATAGTCCGATGTTTCGATTACTTAATGAATTACGAAAAAACAAACTTTCTGTTGAATTGGCAGATGAAGATACGCCACCCAAAGGCACACACCATATACATCATAAAGATAGTGATGGCGATATGGTATTTCATAGTTTAGATGAGGGTTTTACCATGCGAAAATGTTTAGATCTTCCAACGACTCCTCATTCCAAAAGTAAATCCAAAAGTAAATCCAAAAGTAAAACGCACAGCAAAAGCAAAACCCAGGGTGGAGGAAATAAAAAATGGTCTGGTTGGGCTAACCTGGCACCAAAAAGAGGGACACAGCGCAATAAAATGCAAAAGCGCTGCGGCAACAAATGTTTTTTAGGACCTGATAAAAGTTTTCCAATATGCGCAAAAAATACCTGTAAAATAAATAATAAAGGTGTATGGTCGGCGTATATTCGCGCTAGACAGCAAGAAAGTATGGCAAAAAATAAAACAAAAAAACGACTCTACCGACGCATATCAAAGAAATCGCGAAAGATGCTTTTAAAATAATAATAATAATATATATATATATATATATATATGACAGAATCAACCATTCCTGCAATTGTTGAAAAGAATCTGGATGATTTAGAGGCCAAAATGCGCAAACTTCTGCCCTCATGCACCCGCGAGGAATATGTTGATAGACTGTATAGACAAAAATTAGAGGGGATTCAAACTCATGACGAGTTTTTGCAGCGGCGGAATACGCGGGCGCGTTTTAGTCGGGGGGGGGCGCGTGCTGCCGGGTGGTTCTCGGAGACGGGTTTTTTAAAAAAGATGTCGACAAGGGGGGAGTATAATCAAATAGTAAAACACACAAAAATACGATTTATGGAGGAGGCAGAGGCGGAGGCGGAGAGGAAATATAATCCACCACACGTAAACATCATTACGCTCTTAAGTGAGAGAGAAAGTGGCCGTTACGAGCCGCTGCCGCTTCGTAACGGCCACCTGCGCGGTGGCGGGCCCGGCATGAAGCACGAAAACGTTTATGCTGGTTTAGATCGCAACTATACACACCAATCATTAATAATAAAAATGTATGACATAAGAAATAGGAAGTGGATTACTAAGTCTAAAGCTCAATATTTAGAAGATTATAGATCGCATCATGCCGTTGATGGTGCATTTGCTGATGATTATTATTTTGAACGAGTGAGAGGGGAAGGGAGGTGGACACCGCTGAGTGTTGTGAATAACGCAATGCTCCGTGCGAAGGCGGATGAGGAGGATGTGCGGCGAGTTTTATTGCCCCCGGTGATGCCTCCCATTGACCCCGCCGTGAACCTCGCCGACGAAGACCCAGGTTGGGAAGACCAAGCAGAAGAAATATATAAAAGGTTCGTAGTATAATACTTATACTCATGTTAAATTCACAAAAAATATTCAAATTTATATAATAATCATATATGACAATATATAATAAATATAATCCATATTTATTATATATGCACTGGCTCACAATCTATAAAAAAAGTGATTTGCCAGTTCAGGGATGGATACAACAATGCTTTATGTGCTATGCTCCTACGGCACATACCATTGAATATCATAAAGATGAGTATACACACACCGTCTATTTATGTAAATGTTGTCAAAAGAAAAATAAAATAAAAGAAAATAATAAACTATATATTCAATATGTCGAACAGCATATTAAAGAGCATACCCCGCAACCGTTTGCCGTCCCCCCCATTTCTTTATCGCCACCTAAAATAGTATCACAAACTCCTCCTCTTCCTCCCGATTTACCACGCCCACATACCTCGTCTATAAAATCACCGTATATACCTTCTTTGCCAAAACCACCCAATAAATTACCTCCAATACCTATAACGCCACCTCCTCCCGCACCACCACCACCACCACCTCCTCCATCAAAACCAAAACACAAATGCCTATATGAAACTATTTTTGAAAGCGCATCAAAAAAGTTATCTTCGTTTATGCGAGATGACAACAGCTAAAATATAACCCATAATAATGTTACATTTATACACCTGTAGAACCAAATCCTCCGGTGCCGCGCTGGCCACCATCACCCAACAAAGATTCGTCAGTAACAAGTTTAACTTCTACCGGATAACTTAAATCAGGTGGACAAATTTGCACCAACCTCTGAAATGCATCAACCGTGTATGCACCGCCTGTGCAGCTAAAAGATGGTGGTGCATCAAATGCAGCAATAATATGCCCCCGATATCCAGAATCAATAATGCCAACAGAATTTGCCAAACGAAGAGGAGTTTTGGTGCCGGTGCTTGAACGAGGATACATATAATAACCCACAGGTGTGCATATTTCTTGACCATCTGCATCAATATCTACTTTTGTCATACTACATTTTACCATATGGTCAAGTTTATGCACAGCAGAACCTGTTCTAGAATCACTAATTACTACTTTATAGGGAACGAATAAGTCAATCCCAGCATCAAAATATACTGGATCACAACAACCCGACTTATATTTACTGACAAGATCATTATTTTTTTTTGTTTCCGCGACATATTTTTTATATAAATCATAATTATCATTAGAATCAATAAATATTTTTAATATGAAATGTGGTCGCAGTTTTTTTTTCTTTATCGAAACAATGCGATAAGGCTGTGTTGTATTCGCCAGTGATTTTCCAATTTTATTAAATGAAGCACTCCAACCCATATTTGCTTTGTTTGTTGAAATTGTTCCGACATGTTCATTTGAGCAACCAGCACTCCAAGATGCTGAGCCACCATGAGGTGTGTTTGTCCAAGAAATAACATTATCTTGTTGCTGATAAACATTACTGTTTTCTAGTATATCTTTACTTGCATCTCCTTTTCTTGGACTATGTTCCATAATAAATTTATTATACATATCTATTTAATACAATTTCTTATAAATAATGAAAATTAGTTTTAAATTTAACGCTTTTATCAAAAAAATGAAACATTTTATTACCTTAAATGTATTAAATATATCACAGGAAAAATACTAATTAAATGGGAACCAGCCACAACATTAGCCAGCGCGAGGCCGCTTATATGGAATGCGCATTAGAAGAAGCACAAAAGTCACCTTGTCTTTTCCGCCATGGCGCTGTTGCAGTTGTAAATGGTCGTGTTCTGGCGAGAGGGCATAATACCTATCGCACATATTCCCGCGATAGATTCATTCGAAATTGCTGCACATGTCATGCAGAAATAGATGTCTTGCGTCAAGTTTTTAAGCGTAATAACCCTACACACGCACCACTTCATTGTGCTCATATACCTCGCAAAGCTCGTGCGGAATTAAAAAAGGTTGTTCTCTATGTAACAAGACAAACACAACAAGATGTAATGAAGCCATCTGCACCCTGCACTGAATGTATGAAACTTATTCGCACACTCAATATTAAGCGCATTGTTTATAGTGATTATAATATGACAATTAGTGTGACTACACCCTCAAAGTTCACAACAGCTCATCGCACACACGGTTTTAATCATTTAAATAGAAGAGTTTGAGTGACAATTTTCACAGCATAGTCTATACAACGTATATTGATATATCAAATAATAATATATTACAAATAAGGATTTACTGAATACAAAATATCTGTTTCAGCGGTATTTGTTAACCACTCATTGAGATATTCTTCATCTATAGTAGCATGATATGGAATTATATAATTATCATCAGACGCAAAATGTTCTAAATCGATAAGATCTTCATTATGCTCATCATGAAGAACGTTATTTTCCGCAGCATGATTTTCAACAGTATGATTTTCAGTTCCATGATTTTCAGTAGCATCATTTTCAGTAGCATCATTTTTTGTTGGTATATCTACCAGATGGTATTTTGCCTTCTTTTTGGGCATCATCCAATCTGTTGGTAATTCGCCAGCAGCAATGGCTTCTTCCGGAGTAGTATAATTTGTATCACACCCATCGTGGTTTAATGTTAGTGGAAAAGCTTTTTTATTTTCCGGAGTGGGCAAATCATTTTTTTGCATAACACCGATGTCAATATATTCACCCATCGTAATGACCCCCGTGTCAATTTTATCTTTTTGACTTCTTGTTTTATAATAGCGTTTACCACCAATAAAATAGCTTGTTTCACGACATTCACAACTAATATTCCTTATGATAGTATCGTCATTTATCTTGTTGCACCGGTTACAAGCGGTTTTCACTTTTATTCGCTTGATATGACCACTCTGGCTATGGTTGAGTGGCTCAAAATCTTTTACCCAGTTTTTGCCACATTTACCTTGACCGCAATCATCATGAAAGACACCCGTAGGGTGTTTTACGCGTGTGTCAAATAATCCTGGTGTATTCATTGTAGACCGTTTTATTATATCAGCGTCATTTGTGCAGCATTGCCCATGAAGAACCGAGACAAGATACTTACCATTATTGCCACCATATCCCATAGGTTCTAGGCCTTTAAAGGGTGTCCGTATAAGATGGCGTGCAAGATTATCCTGACCTATCCACCCCTGATTTCTATGTCCACCAACTATAGAAAAGCCTTTTTCTTTAATACCAGATACCGGGGCTTTATATCTTCGGGACTTTTTTTGTAATACAACTAATGACATTTAATATATAATATATAAGTCGAATATATTATATATTAATTTTGCAATACTTTATGGTAATTAATTATTGCAAAAGTATAAATACAGGATAAATATTACCGGGACTTACTACCTGTTCGTCGCTTTTTTTTAATTTCGTATCTTTATTATGCGGTAATTTTATTATGGAAATATCTCCCGGTTTCGGATTTGTCGGATCATATTTAAGTTTTCCAAGATGATTCGCGACATAAGCAATATTATCCTGAACTGCAAAATATCTTGGATCTTTCCCAACTTCAATATATGAATTCAATGACAACTCCCCGGTATTTTTATCAACATTTAATTTCACAAATAAGCCATTATCTGGTTCGGTTTGCCAATCTTTGTATGGTTCTGTATAACCTCTAATAGTAACATATATGCTATGTTTTACATATTTAATCTCCGCTCCGGTGATTCCCTTTAAGATATTTTTTTTATCTACTAATTCATCTCCTAAATCTATTTCGTGTATATTTTTGAACATAGAGCCATCATATTCTAATATTATGACCAGTGTTTGCTTTTTATTGTTTCCGACCTCCGCTGGAGGATCTCCGCGCTCTGTAATGAGGGCAATATAATTTGTGTTTGGTATTTGAACAAAATGTCTGGGAAATAGATTCTTAGAATCATATACTATAGTGTCGAATAGGTTTGTTTTGGCAGTGGGATCAATTTTGTATATACATTTCGCAAGAATGTCTACTGCTAATAAAAAAGTCTGGGCCTTAGATTGATTATTAGTGTATATAAATTTATCGATCATATGGATAGCCGAATTGCCTGTCGTTGAAGTAGAGATACTTTTATATCCTTGTCCGTTTTTCATTTCATGTTTATCCTTAGACTTTTCAAAAACAAATATCCCAGCAGCACTGGGATCTTGCCAACTACCATAACAGGCAACAAATATTTGGTTTTCGTATTTACAAAAATAGACCGGACCCCCTAATCCTTTTTTTGTTGTTAAGTTATAACGCTCCGTTTGATTACCGCTATTATCAATAATGAATAAATCACCAAGATTATTTTTATTTACCGAGTTACTGACTATCTTATTCATAAGAGGATCTACATTATCATTTCCATCATACATACCTAGTTCATTATTAATAAGCAGATGATCATCATCTAATTTTAACATCCATGAGACATTTTGTTTATCCGCAAAAAGAATGCCTGACGGTTCGCGTCTCACACTATTGGATATATCTGGTATATCACCATAGCCACTACCAACCAGCATTTCCGGGAGTTGCTGTTGCTGTTGAAGGGCGTTAACGCTTGCAGTGCGATGTTCCATCCATTTATTAGGAAGTAACCCCATCTTTTTACCTTGTTCTGGTGTCATTGCATTTACCATGCACGTATCATTATGATTTAGTGCAACCGGCCACGCTTTCATTGTGTCTGGTGTTGGAAGCTTATTTTTTCTCATGAGGCCCGTGCGTTGATACATCTCTCCGCCATTATGTAAATAATTCAATTCTTTTGCATACATTTCACGAACGTATTTCTTACCACCAATATGATAAGAAGCAGATTTACAGTCTTTTGAACAATGATCATGTCCAGCATCATGTGCTTCATCATCATTACAATGACATGAGCCAGATTTTCGTGCTACCTTCGCAATACGAGAGCTTTGACTATGATTTAATTCACTGAAATCTTTTACCCATTCCGGCTGTGGGCATGCACCATTTTCACAAGACGCATTAAATATTGAGGTTGGATATGTCACGACGCTATCGATATGACCTTGTGTATTCATTGTAGACCGTTTAATAATGTGGGGATCATTTGTGCAACATGCACCTTTATTATTAATAATCTGTGGGTATTTTCCATATGTTCCACCTGCTCCACGTGCTGTTAGACCTCGAAAAGAAGTTCCGGTTAATGAACGTCCACGAACGCCCTGCCCAACCCATCCTTGACTGCGTCTTCCTCCTTGTAAAGAGAAACCTTTATTGTCTCGTCCAGAAATTGGGGCTTGAAAACGTCTGGAGTTACGCTTTAGTGCTACAATAGACATATATATATTAACCACGTATAAAATAATTTACTCATGCATAAAATAATTTACTCATGCATAAAATAATTTACTCATGAGTAAATTAATTATACATAAATAAGATGTCTCTTTTTTGGATCATTTTCCAAACATCTTTGTAATAAGTAAAAAAATTTCGAACCCGCTAGTCTCTCCAGTCCGCCTTCAAAATCCAATTCTAATGCTTTTAAACAAAGTAATGCTAAACTATAATATGCACATGTGGGATTAACTACTAGAGGCAGTGTGTCAACTCCTTCTAATTCCGGGGCCAATAATCCATTAAAGGGTAGAGGTTCTTCTAGTATTATATGATTTTCATCAGTTATAGGTAGAACCTTGGAGAGATTTGTCAATAAAAATATATCTTTTTCCACAACAAGAATATCTTTTATATTAAAAAATAACACCCCGTGTTTCTCTCCCAACTCTTCATTATATTCCGATAATTTGTCTAGTTGTTCACCTAAACAAAGCGCTAAACGTAGGCCGTCAGCGTAGTCTAATGGTTTTTCATGAACATATTCTTCTAATGATAATCCGATAGTGCTTTCAATGGTAATATATTTTTCGTCAAGTTCCCATTTACCTTGCCAGCCAAAATTTTTTAAAGATTCCAATAATATAATTTGTATAGGCGACCGTGCAACTCTAGTCATTTTATATATAAAAAAATATATATTTTTATTTCATTATTATTTTATTATATTAATTTATTACTATTTGTATATTTAGATAACAGCAAGAGACCTCTTCAACTTAGGGCGTTCTAGAGGCACACTGGTTCCCACTTCGCTTGCACCCACTTCGCTTGCAATATACGGCCGGTTGGCAATGTACCTCTTCTCAGGACGAGGCAGGCGGCTTTGTGAGCACTTCCAATACCACGGGTCATCATAAACAACCTTAATCGTTTTCCCCTCGAGAATATTCTGACGAATACTTTGACTATAATCATCTGTCGGCCAGGCATTAAAATGAATAAACATACAGTTGAATTTAGATCCATCGCTCGCAGTCTTACGCACAACATCTACGCGCGCAATCGACCCTTCCCCAAAGAGTTGTTCAAATACAGCCTTTACTTGCATCCAACGAATGTTCGCGAAAGTTCGTGGAATACAAAGACTGGGCTGTGAAGCATCAAGAGTAGAAGTGTTGCTGTTGTTGGTAGTAGACATGGTTTGTTAGGATACTTAACTATAAGCTTGAATTTCCAGATCAATTTTTTAAGAAAATACTTTAAAAAGTAATGAAATTACAAATTCAAAAATACATTTGTTTATAGTAATGTATTTTTGACGTGAATGTGCTGTCTCCTGTAAAAAGCTATCAGTGTTTATATATGCAAAATAAGGTATACTCAATTGGTGGCGCGGGTGCCAACTACGCTGTGAGGAAACACGAAATATATTTTAAATATATTACATATAGTTATATGTAGATTTCTTTAAGTATTTTAATTGAGGTAATTTTCTCAAAAATTGAAATAAAATTTTCGTAATAAAATAAGTCATACTAGTGACAAAAGAATAATAATGAGCTTTACCACCAAGTCTTCTTCAACACTTCGCAAGGCGTCTACGCGTTTTGATTCACTCAAAAGTAGTGATTCAGGGCAAAAATCTACCTTTGTGTGCAACCGGACGAGTAGAAACCGTAATTACTACGATCGTGAACTTCCACAACAGCATTCTACTAGTTCTAGCACGCTGTTTTCCGTCAAAAATACATCACTAGCAGACTTTATTCCTGGTGCTTCAGAAAATTCTGAAAATAAAAAATATATTTCTCCGGCAATGCGCCGCCGTGAGCAAGTCAAAGAATCCAGATTTCATCATCAAAATGAATTTACGAGTGCAAACTCGAAAAAATCTGATAAGAAGAAACTTCTTATTTCAACTTCTTCATTCCCAAGTATGGGTGAAACACCGCAACCAAAATCCACAGAGCAACAACCATCAAGCAACCAATACGCAAATGCGGTGACAATTAGCGATGAAGACTATAAATCACAGCAGCGTAAGAAAGAAGCTATGATCTCAGACAATACAGAATATCAAGCGACAGATAAGCTTAGTGATGAAAAAAATCAAGCTAGTTATGATGAAGAAGATGATCCCGAACATTACAGCGAATTCTATGTTGATCCAAAAAAACCTGTATGTCCTTATGAAGCAGGAAAAGCTGCCATGAGTATGCTGCGTTTTCATCAACACAAACGCGATGAACTAAACGATCTTTTGGGTGGACAATCGCCATACTGGCAAGAAAAAAGCCTGCTTGATTTTACATTTGATAGTGGTGATGATAGCGACTATCACGAGTCATCAAGTGAAGAAGAAAATAACAATGATGACGATGATGACTACTAATAAACTCATAACATAAAATACAAATATAATATCGCTATTTAGTTAGAATTCTGACATTTTTTATTTTATTTTATTTTATTTTACTTTATTTCGCGTAAAACACAAATTAAGATACTGTTTGTGTATGTATAATGACGACTAATTATACAGAGCCCGAAAGACTAGATTCTGCATGGATTACTGAATTCAAAAAATTAGAGACAGAATATAATGACTTTTATAAAGAAATTCCGAGGTCCGTAAATATATTTAATATTTATATAAATAAAAATAATATTCTAGTCTCTATCGATAAAAAATCAACATTACTTGATAAGAGAGGAAAGATAAATAAAGAGACCGTTCTAGAAATGATTCAACAACATAAAAAAGAGCTTTCAGATAAACGGGTTGTATTAGATTCCATTCTTAAATATAATTTTACTGTAAATACCGAGAATTTATTATATATGATATCCAACGATTTTGAAAATGAAGACACAAAATTAAATTACTTAACAGAAATAAGCAGATTGGACGGTCTAGTATTTAAAGAAACCATTCATTTTTTTAGTGAACTAAACGCATTATATTTTATATACAAAGAAATACCTTCGCATAAAAAACACTCAACTACAAAAAAAATTTATTTGCAAACAAGCAAAAAATCTAAGAAGCGTATGACACGTTATAAAAGAACTTAAAGCCAAACTCGCATCATAATGTATTCGAGTATGGCAGATAAAACAACGACTCCAGCATCGACTGAAAAACAAAACACTAGTTTTGGTCCTATCCAGCTAGGCGAAAATGGTCATTTAGAATACAGTTGGGTAAATGTTTTTCAGGAGAAGGTTTTGCAATTATCATTTCAGTTAACTCGCACACGATGTGAGTATCAAAAAAAGGTTCTTCGACAAAAATACAGCGAGCTACTTAACGATGCCTTTTATTCGCCAATAATTACTCAAGAGAAGCGATCCATGCATATTTCTATTTTATATCGATTAATGCTACACACGCGAGATATGATTAATGGAAAAGGAGAGTATGATTTATTTTATCTTTTACTTGGAGAATGGGTAAAACTTGGTAACCAAAGATTGACACAAGAATCTGATATGATCAATAAACTAGCAGATAAGGCTTTGTTATCTGCGATTGCACTAGACGGACATGACCATGCATATGGTAGTTGGAAAGATATGAAATATTTCCTACATTATCTTTATAAGATCGATGGTATTACTGGCCCTCGCCGTAAACTACCTATATTTAATACCGCTATCAAATGTATTGTCTCACAACTAAAGAAAGATGCAACAGCAGAGACCCCGTCTTTGCTTGCGAAATGGATTCCTCGGGAAAAATCAAAAAAGTTTGGATGGTTAGCGAAATATATTGCATGCATGTATTATTCAGAGTGGTTTGTTAATGATTTAGATCTAGAAAATCCATTGGATCCACACTATGATTCAAATTGTGCTGCTGGACGTAAATGCCTGACACATTACAGGAAACTCATTGCAAGATTAAATAAAAAGCTCAATACTGTGCAGATCAATCAATGTAATGGCGAATGGCGAAAAATAGATTTTGAGAAGTCGATTACAAGCAGAACATTATTTACACAAGGCAGAGCATTTGAGTATCTCAACCATTACGGTGCACCTCGTGGAATTAATATTGACCGTCTACAATGTAGTGAAAATTACAAAGCATATATCCAGAAATGTTATGAAGGGAAAGCCACCATTAAACATGCGCATACTGGAATTATGGAGCTGGTTCGTGCAGCAGATGAATATATTAGGAATAAAAATATCCCGTCTGATAAAAATGCAGATGACAACACTCATCGTGATATGATTAATCTTCAATGGGAGGAATCCGGAAATTTAATAGATAATTTTGAAACTAGCACGCTTAAAAACTGTATTGCAATGATCGATACTTCCGGGTCTATGCGTGAAAATAATTCTGATGCCTTTTATGCTGCAATTGCACTCGGATGCCGTATCGCTGAAAATTCGGCACTAGGAAAACGCGCAATGTCTTTCAGTAATACTCCAGAGTGGATAGATTTAAGCAAAGCAGAGACACTCACCGAAATGGTGGAAACAATACAAAATGATAATACCTGGGGAATGAATACGAATTTTGAAGTCGCACTTAAACGTATTCTCGATGCGTGCATTGAAACCGATATGACTCCTTATGAGGTTAAAAACCTTCGTTTAGTAATTCTTTCTGATATGCAGATAGACTTTGCAGACACAAAGGCAACATCTCTTCATCATCTTATTGAGAAAATGTTCGAAGAAGGCGGCATGCGCACAAGTCATAAGCAGCCTTACAAGCCACCACATATTGTATATTGGAATCTGCGTTCAACATCAGGATTTCCCACGTTATCATTCATGCCGAATGTCAGTATGGTATCTGGATTTAGCCAAACTATTTTAAATATTTTCTGTGAAAAAGGTTCCGAAGCCATTCAGTGTTGCACACCATGGGTAATGCTGAACGAACAGCTAAATCATCCACGATACCAGTGGGCAAATAATACTATTCATAGTATGGCAGTAATATCTGGATGGATTACTGATCCAGATAAAGATACTGATATTATTCCTGATATTGTAGAGAAATCTTCTTGTAAAAAGTCGCGATGGCTTGGTATCTGGTAAAAAAATTTTATTATAAATTATAAATTATGCTATATAATATTATGTTACTTATAATATTATGTTCTTTATAATATTATAATTAAAATACTTATATTTCGTCGACGTCAAACTCATAATCGTCTGTATGACGCGCACCGCTATTTTCTCCAGTAATTTCATTTTCTCCAGTAATTTTATTTTCTCCAGTAATTTCATTTTCTCCCGTAATTTCATTTTCTCCAGTAATTTCCGCACTATACTCCTGTGTTTTGTCATCTTTAAATACAACATCGTCGTCTTCAACAACACCAGTAGTTTCCTCGTTAGCCTTAATAAGAGCGCGGAAATCACAGGTAACATTTTGCTTTAGCGTCTCTTTATCAATATCGGAATATACTGCCAGCAAATCGCATTTTTCTTGCACATCGCGGCGCACCTCCCAAGAACGCACTCCAATCAAAATCCATACACCGGGTTTAATATAATTATCGGATTTACATCGCCCTTTAAATTTAGCACGAATAACGCAACGCCGCTGAACACCATCCGCACACATAACATCACATTCGTTGCCATAAAATTGTGTTACAATAGCATAACGCTCATCTTCATCTACCGCGTAGCGCACGGCTTTTGATGATTGAACATTTATATGTTTACGCGCAACGCGCTTACCACGATTGCCTCCTTTTGTGTTTTTAACCATGATAATATAGTATATATTATAAGCTTTATTATATTATCAATTTTATAAAAAAAACTTGTGTTTTATAAAACAGGTATTTACGGATAATAATTAGTAATTATATCTTATTTATGACATAATTACCATTTGTATTTAAAATTCTCTTTTAAAATTATGCGCGGCATTGTCTCAAATATTGCTGCGTGCCAATCACACCAAGACATTCTTGTTTTGCTTTCAGTTGCATACCCTAATTTTTGCACACACAAAGCCTGTTCATCCAGTTCATAACCGAAATATGTATAAAACTTGTCTTCATTCTCTTCCGTCACAAATACCACTTTATTGCCTTTAACGTAGCCTCCAAATCGCTGAAACCGCTGTTTCCAAATAACACTGCGTATTGCATAAAATTCCCAATTATCTCGGATAGCAGCGAAGTAGTTGTCAACTCCTTCGCGCGCCAGTTGAAACGCCCCAATCTCAGGAACAATTATATTGCGACGTTTTTTTTGCAAAATACGATAGGGCAAAAGCTGATCGACACATGAGATTTTTTCCACAAAGTTATACTCTTCTTCGCACGGTTGTTTAAATATTAGTCGACCATGGATATTTTCGGTCGGAGTCGTCATGCTGACAATAAATGCGAGTAGCATATGTTTGTCATTACACCATATTCGTTTATCCCACCGTTTTCGAATGGTAGCACTATTTTTTAAATCAATATATTTACTGAAATACTCAATCAACTTAAAATATATTTCTTCACTAGATAAAGTTTCTAGCAATTTATAAATATAGCATCCCGCATTTTGTATATGCCCGCGCTCTAACGCAACAAATAAACGACATACCAATTTTGGATGTTTTGTCCAGTTGTGTTTTAGCAGTTTTTTTTCTGATAACCGATATAAACACATACACTTGCCACCATTTTCTACAAATTGTCGGAGATGGAATACTGTGGATGAAGCTTCTAATGCAAACATATTTTTAACTACAAATATAACAGGGCGTATGCTATTGGATTCACTCCACATACGATGTTTATTCGATAAACAAGTTTCTAATGATGGATAATGTTCAGCGTAAAAGTCAAAATAGATTTTCCACAACAAATGAAATATAACATCAGGATTTGTTTCATAAATTTCGCTAATTAAATAATAACAAGTGTCTATATTGCTACGCCGTAAAAGCTCCGTTATAAATGAATATACTGTTTCATCATAAATGTATAAATAACGCGTTAAACGTAGCTCATCTAGCTCCTCATAATCTTTAGGAATATTCATAAACCAACCCTTTATGCAATATAAATTTACTGTTTATTTGGTTCAATTTATAATATATGAATTTAATATAATATATTATAAGAGATCTAACATTATGAATATTATCTAAGTATATGTTATAATGAGTAAAAAACCAATTTCGTGGATTGAGCTTATACAAGAACATATTAAGAAGAAAAAGGGTAGCAGCAACGATAAAGTTGGTGTAAAAGATGTTGTAGATGATGCTAAAAAAGATTGGGCTTTGATAAAGAATGGTAGCCATGACAAGTATATACAGGGTTCGTCAAAAGGCAAGACGCGAAAATCAAAAAAAACTAAAAAATCAAAAACCGAAAAAAATACAACTGATGATGAGCCCCTTCCCGGACATAAAGGTGCCCCTTCAAAAACTAGACCGGGTCACCTCGATTTTCGAACACATAAAGGCGATAAATACTATAATCGCGATGGCCATCGTCAGACAACAAATCGTAAAGGAAAAAAAGGAAAGCCATACAGTGGTTCAAAAACAAAGAAAAATAATGACCATAAAGTGTTAGAAAATCTTCAGGCACAAATTGATGCATTACAAAAGCAATTAGATGATTTAAAATAAACAAAGACAATTCACTATATAATATAATTTACTATATAATAAACAGTATGCTTTTATTTATTTATAGTTCGGGTGAGAATTTTTTCTAGTTTTTCAATATCTTCATTGATTTTTTTTGTTTCTAATAATTCATCATAATCCATATCTTCAATAAGATTAATATATTCTTGTATCTCTCCCACATTATAAAATATATTATTAAATGCCTCGCGTGTTTTAGTAATATCATATCTTTTTTTAGGATTAGGATGGATGTTAAAAAGTAGTATTTGTGAGAACTGAATTAGTATTTGATTTCGATGGAAATTTTTAGGAAACATGTATTTAAATAGTCTCAGGAACATTATTCCAATTGAATAGGTATCCCATGTTTTATAATGTGTTAGCATCATTTTAATAACTTCTTTTCTGGGTATTCCTATTAAAGTTTGCATCTGAGAAATACATAACTCTTGATATTGTTTACGAAAATTTTCAGAAAAAATATGCAATCCTTTATTGCTTTCTACAAATAGGGGTGCTATTCTTTCAATATCCGTATTTGTTAATGGTTCGCGAGTTTCATAAATAAGATAGTTTATAATATGAATATCTAAACACCAAACATAATATTCGGGAATAAAACCATAAAAATACTCTTTCATGGTGCTGTCCGTAAGTTTTTTAATTGGTATACTAATACCAAAATCAATAATTAATGGATAACCAGTTTTTAAATTATATAATACATTATCGCCTTTTAGATCAAAATGCACGATATCCTTTAATTGCAATTTTTCTATAGACTCTAGAAGGTAAGTAAATGATTCAACAATACTCAATATTGTTTTTTTTCTACCTGTTTTCCCATGTGAATTAGAAATTAGTGATTTATAAAATGCTTCGTTTTTTATATATCTCAACTTCATAATAGTATATTTATTTTTGTCGCCTTTTATGACATCACAATCTTCTATTAGTTTTGTATCACTAATTGATCGTAAGTCAATATTACATTCAGTTTCTATGGGAATAAAATTTAAATTATAATTGGGGATTTCTGTGATTAGTTTTCCAATAAACACTTCATTTTTGGAATTAAAATTAACTTTTTGTAATTTTGAAACCATTTTTTTATCTTTTTCGATAGTTCCATCACAGTGAATTCCAGGATGGTATACACATCCAAACCCCCCCTGGCTTATTAGTTTGCTCATACATTAAACTTTTAAAAAAAGTTTAATCAAAAAACAAAACTTTTAAAAAAAGTTTAATCAAAAAACAAAACTTTTAAAAAAAAGTTTAATCAAAAAACAAAACTTTTAAAAAAAAGTTTAATAAAAAAACAAAACTTTTCAATATTATTATGTAGTCCACTAATTAAAGTTTAATTTACTGTTTTACGGCTAATACAAAAGTAACGATTCTTATACGTTTTTTTTATTTTCTTTGACATCTCCTCTGTGTCTAGTTGCACAATCTGAAGAGTTTTAACGATTTCATCAGCAAGAATCTGACGATAATTTTCACAAAAGTGGTCAAAACCATCAGCTGGAGTAAAATTTCCTCTAGAAATACCTTCAGATATATGAGCATCCATTGCGTCAATCATCTCACGTGATGTCGGAATGTATTTCCGCCGCTGTTTTTTTTCGGTGTCAACTTGTGATTTCTTATTCCTAAAGTAATAACGCCCAGCTTTATACATTTTATCTTCGACATCTCCTTTATAGCCAAGATTTGTAAGGCGTTCTTTCTCCTTGTAAATGATATCATCATTTTCATCCACCCATTCTACCCAAGCTTCTTTATATGATTGTCGTGTATCATATTGATGAATTTTAGCAAACTCAGTGATAGAGGCAACTATATCATCTGTAAATTTAAAACGAAATACAGCGGCAGTATTAGTAAGCGTTTTTTTTACATCTTTCATATCTTCATCATGGTTTGCAACAAAATTGTGAGTTTTTTCCTGGCTCATTATAACTAAAAGTATTTTTAGTTCTTTTATGACTTCAATTTTATTGAAACACTATCATTGTGAAAATGATATAAAAATTTATAAAATAAACATCCACTATATGTATACCTTGAGTTCACAAACAATATATGACAATATCAAACAAAGCTATAGTAATATATATGTGCTTGACAGAAAGCCTACGGGTGATTTAGAGAAAATAGTAAAGCCTTTACGAGTTGCAAAATTATCACCATTTCAACATTCACGAGATGACAGCTGTGGACCATGTAAATGCGCACAGGCTGTGTATAATCCGCATCAACCCAACGAATTTCTATGTATCGATGATATTGCTATACTATTTTCATGGCTTGCCGATCATGATTATACCATAGATACCAGCCTAACACAAGTGATGAATGAATCTAAAGTTCGATTTAAAAAACGATTTGTCTGTTTTATAAAACATACAACATGAAATATAGAACCTAAAAATATAGTAACAAAATTGATTTAATTGTAATGATATAATTACATCAATAGTAATGGAAACAAAATCCATCAATCCGCTTGTCGCGCTTTATATTGAGCAGATGTCGGCACAAGAAAAACTGGTATTACAGATAGCAACAGAGCATTTGGAGTCTTCATTTGATATTGAAAAAAGTATTGGTTTTAAAGAATGGTGTGACAAACGCAAAGTTTAACGTGTTTTGCGTTTATATTTATTCTTTCTCCGCGTCGTGCGGCTACGTGTTTTTTTTTTGTTCCGATGTATTTTGTGCTTCGATCTTTTATATCGACGCGTTTTATGTGTTCGATTTTGACGGAGATGATATTTGCGAGCCAAAGATTTCGCACCTCCAGCTTTTTTATCTTGTGGTTGACTAGAGTTGTCGGTACTTTCACCAGAAATGCGATCTATCGCAGCGGAAGCAACTTTTGCAGAATTGTATGCGACGTCAATCGCTGACATTAATCTAGGAATATTTTTTTTGCACTGTTCTTTTTGAAAGTTCTCGATTGCATCATCTAGTTTAGTTTTAACATTTTCGATTGCAATTGCAGCCGGAGATGATGATGTATACACTTTATATAAATCTTCGACAGGCATATCTATTAATTTTTGTCGTATTTCAACCAAAGCATCTTGTATGCACTCTAATTTAACAATTTGTGCCGGAACTTCAAATGCACTGTTCATGACTGCACCGGCAAGTCTAGCCGCATCTTTTCCGGAAGCCTCAATAATTCCTACCATAATTTCTTTAAAGTTTTCAGTTTTTTCAATAAAATCAACAACATTTTCTTGCAGTGGTTCTGAATGTTCTAATATTTTTTTCAAAATCGGTCGCTTATTTAAATTTATTGATTTATTTATTCTCGCTATTTTAGACGTATCCATATTATATTATTGTTAGGTTTTATTTCTCAATAATATAATAATCTAAAAATATTTTAATTACAGTATTTTATATTACTGTGTTTATGACATTACTGGGTTTTCTTTTTGTTATTCTCTAAACTTTTTTTATATTCTGCAAAAGTAATTTTTTCAATTGTTTCACACTTTTTTGTGGGTTCTTCCACAGCAACACCTTTATATGTAAACCTGTTTGAGCGCTCTACAGTTACTAATTTCTTTTTTTGTGTAGCAGCTACTTTATTATAAGATTTCAGTTTTACATAAACAGACGGCTCACTGTCTTTATCCGATGATGTGGAGGAATTATCGGCCTCTTGGGTTTGGGCATCTTGATTCTTGACTTTCTCAACCTCTTTTCGATAATTTATGCAAATCGGTGCGCAATTATGCTTCACTGCATACCTACGCGCTACTGCGTCTAGCGTAGGATATGAAATATTCTTATTTTTACTATAATACCAGAACGTTTCCGTGTCGCAAGCATAACACATCTTGATTTCTCCCGATGGCGTATCTTCTACAATATAAAGATTTTTCAATTTATCCATATCTGTTTTTGTTAACTCAACATTCTCTAGCGCTTCAAGTTCATCATAAAATGACTCTTCATATTTTTTATGTTTTAGTCGATTTTCTATTTCATCAACCAACTCCTGTGACATTACAGTCGTATTTATTTCATCATCACGAAGAGCATGCCCAACAATAGCACAGCTAAATAACAAACCTATCGCAAAAATACCGCCTAGCGTTAAAACATAAGGGACTGTGTCATATAAAAAATCCATTATATATACCATAATATAACTGTTTAAGTCATTACAAAACATATTTTTCACCTTATTTTTTTAGTTCTCTCCGCCGCATCTCAAATAACTCTGCAACTTCAGACTGAAGATTAGGAACACGTAGCAATTGATAATTCTTGTTCTCTGGATAAAGACAGACCAGATACAGGTCAGTCACCTTCTTGCCATAATTTTTCTCAAGTAGCGCCTTATAAGTGTTTAGTTGGAGTGAATAATGCCAGAAATTTGTGTCGGGAATATGTTCAATACATTCTGTTGTAGCATACTTCATCCATGGTGTTGTTTTTTCAATACCCTTTGAGCGTTTCCAATCATAAATCATGAGCGAACCATCTAAATTCTCGTATACCATGTCAATAGAACCCGCCAATTTAAGCTCTTTATCCCACACCATCCATTCTGTGCGATACGGGCGCAACTCCGGAAATGCCTTCACGAAGTTTTGGAAATACTTGTATTCAACAGAGTCATTTTCATGTGGAATATCATTATAATAACACTCAATATCGTAGTGCATTTTAGTCCCTGCACTAGCGGCCGCATCGCGATTCGCCTCCCAACCTGCCTTAATTTGTTCGCGCGTTTGTCCAAAATATTTGTTATTTGGCCAATTCTTTCCCGACATCATTTTTGTGATAATTGCGTCAGCATCGAAAGCTTCAAAATGTTGATGATTAAAAGTAGTAACTGATGTATAATCGCTGTCACCATCGATGGTATAAATATGTGGTCCTTCATCAAAGGAAATATGTTTGTCGCGTTCATGTAAATTTTTGTTTGCGAGCATGATAGATAATTTGAATAATATATTGTAACACACTATTTTGTGATCAATTTTAACGTTATTTCTGCAAAACAATATATAACTAAGTTATATATCATTAAAATAACTGGCAATTTATTAATCTTTAGGTAATATAATGGGGTATACAGTAGAGGTCTCGTTCGATATCAGCAAAAAAACTGCGCTTACCATGTTTCAAGACAAACAACGCACAATTGCAAATAACCATGAATGTGAAATGCAATATTTTATTCACGATATTTATGGTAATGGAAAAAAAATCAAACGATGTGACTGTATACAGGTAGTTCTTTTTCATGACAATAATTTTGATAGCCTCATTAAATATATAAAATATATTAAGAGTAATAGGCGTAATGGATTAAGTATAGATTGTGTATATCATGAAGAAAAAGAATGCGATTTATTATATGTTTCTGGACGATATATGCAGCGTATGGAGAAATCCGAAGCCAAAGAATTTAAGCGGGCACGGCGAGAACGAACGCTTAGTGATGCACGAGACATAGAGCTGCTTAAAACCATTAAACAAAACTAATATATCTATCTTAACATGTGACATTGCGTCTCTGGGTGATGGGTCGACGTGAACGACATTTACTCGTAGTTCGGCGGCGAGGTGAATATTTTGTTTGTCTGTGCCGATTACGTGTATGTGGTTTAGATGCAGTTTTACATTTATTTCGTTTGTTCCCACGTGTTTTACGTGATGGAAGTAATCTACCTAATCGTTTTTCTAAAGGGCTTTTGTGACAAGACCGTCCTAATATATCCATGACATCTGCTTTATTAAGACTCATTGACATCTTGTCACCATTACGTCTGACATCAATCGTCATTGTATCGCCATCCCATGTGGCCTTACGAGCATTATCATATAACGGATCGCCATTCATAAATCCCGAGTTTTTTTCGGTCATTTCCAGATATATTGTCATATAAAATATATAAATATTATTTTATATAAATAATATTTATTATGAGTGCTATCTTGACATTTTGTAAACAGGCAAAAGGGGAGCTTAAATACTTATCAAATCGCTTCAATAAATCCCCTCTTATGATTGGTGTTAAAAGTGGTGGATGCAATGGATTAAAATATTTTATTGAACCTAAAAAAGATCCTCCTAGTAAAAATGATATAAAAATAGATTTGGATGGAATTGATATTATTGTTTGTGGAAAAAGTAGTAAGTATCTTTTAGGAACAGAAATAACATGGAAAGCAGACACAATGGGATCGAGATTTGAATTTAATAATCCAAATGCTACAGGGTGTTGTGGTTGTGGCGAAACATTTTCAATGTAAGTTTTATTCTTTTCTAGAATTCTTCGATATGATTTAATTTATTTAATACCTTAGTAGTTATGCAAATAAATTAAATCAAATGCTAATACATATGCGACAATCCAACAAAAAGTCTGATAAAAAATCTGATAAAAAATCTGATAAAAAATCCGACAAAAAGTCTGATAAAAAAACTTATTTAGATAACTATTATTCTAAATCATTTGTTAAAAACTATTTTTCATAAGATATATATAATGGACACCCACAACATAATAGGGACCACCAAAAATAACAAAGGAAAAATAGAAAAAAATAAAAAAGTAAAAGAAGGAACGTGCATTTTTCCATTTCGTTACAAACATAAAGAACACAATGAATGCTATGAAACTGAACTTGGTAAAATATGCGCAACCGAGGTAAATCCTAAAACACGCACTCTCACTAAATATGGCTATTGTGCCTCGCCGAAACAATCAACTGAAAAAAAGTCACCGAAAAAAAAGAACCAAAACACGCTTCGAAAAAAATTGATATTAAAAAAAGCTAAAGGGACTACTGTTAATAAAACAATGAAGAGGTCGACCAAACTTAAATTAGTTACGAAAAAGTCGGAGCCCACACAAGGCAAAGCCAGCCAGCCCACGCAAGGCAAAGCTAGCAAGTCACTGCAAAGCAAAACTCCTCAAACAAAGCGCTTAAATGAAGAATTTATCAAAATTATGACCGAGCTTCAAGATATTATGATGCGACAAGGAGAACCGTTTCGTTCGAAGGCATACCGTGATGCAGCTGAAGCTATTATGGTATATGGGGATGATATTACCACACCAAAACAATTAGTGGGAGTAAAGCGTATTGGGAAAACAATTATGACCAAACTAAATGAGTATGTCGAAACAGGAAAACTCAAAGTTTTAGAACGTGAACGCGCAAATCCATTGAATGTCCTCACCAAAGTATATGGTGTTGGGCCGAAAAAAGCCAAGGAATTTATTGCCAAAGGCATTACGACACTAGATGAGTTGCGTAAACACGAGGACTTGCTTACTGATGGCATGAAACTAGGTTTAGAACACTATGATGATATTGAGAGTCGAATTCCACGCGAGGAAATAGATGAATATAATGAGCTGTTGAGTGCAATATTTAAAAAAACGACACCGGCGGGTTCCGAGTTTCAAATCGTAGGGTCGTATCGCCGTGGTGCGAAAACATCCGGAGATATCGACATGATTATTACCAATAAAGATAATAAACGTGCGATTATGTATACGTTTATTGATAAGCTAATTGCGGACAACATTGTTATTGCCGTATTGTCACGCGGACCCACAAAATGCTTGGCTATTGCCAAGCTTCCGGGTGATAAGCGTGCACGGCGCGTTGATTTTATGTATACTCCACCGGATCAATTTGCTTTTGCAACCCTATATTTTACCGGCAGCAAAGCATTTAATACGGTTCAGCGGCAGCGCGCATTAGATTTAGGCTACACCTTAAATGAACACGGATTTCATAAGATGGTTGATAGAAAAAAAGGCGAGAAAGTTACCGGAATATTCCCCGATGAAAAATCGATTTTCGACTTTTTAGGAATGGAATATCGCGAGCCACATGAACGAATTGATGGCAGATCAGTTGTTTTATTGTCTCCTGAAAAAAAATCTTCGGTAGTTACAGAACAAAAACAAGAACCTACAACAGTCCCAGATAAACCACAAAAATCCATAAAATCGGAAAAATCCATAAAACCACAAAAACTACAAAAATCAAAAAAAATCACCTTAAAAAAACCACCAAAGCTAAAAGAGAATCATATCACCGAATTTAAACAAGAAGGAATTTCTTCACTAAAGCAGCGAACAGAGACCGAGTTAAGTTCCATGATTCGCGCGGCCAATGACGCGTATTATTGCAACAATAAACCCATTTTGACCGATAACGAATATGATGTGCTGCGCGAATTTACCGCCGAAAAATATCCTGATAATAAAGCTGCCAAAGAAGGTCATACTATGTGTGAAATTGTGAAAGGTAAGGTGAAATTACCTTTTGAGATGTGGTCTATGGATAAAATAAAACCCGATACCAAGGCCCTGGAAAAATGGATGCAAAAATACAAGGGTCCTTATGTTCTCTCTTGTAAGTTAGATGGTGTGAGTGGATTATACTCTACGGTGGGCGGTGTTCCCAAATTATATACGCGCGGCAATGGTAAAATCGGACAAGATGTCAGTCATCTTATTTCATTTTTAGGGCTCCCCAGCACACCAGATATCGTTATTCGAGGTGAATTTATTATTGAAAAGGCTGTTTTCCAGAAAAAATATGCGGCGACTTTTGCCAATCCTCGCAATTTTGTGGCCGGATTGGTCAATCAGAAAAAAGTGGCTGGCGATAAATTTGCCGATTTAGATTTTGTGGCGTATGAAGTGATCCAACCCACACTGTCACCATCACAACAAATGTCATATTTAGAAGCAACACTTGGTGTGAATACGGTGCGTAATCTTACTGAAAAAACGGTCACAAATGAGCTTCTATCTGAGTTGCTTGTCGCATGGCGCGATGACTATAAATACGAGATTGATGGTGTCATTTGCATCAATGACGAGATATATCCGCGAACAACGGGTAATCCTGATCATGCTTTCGCGTTCAAAATGGTTTTATCCGACCAAATAGCCGAGGCAAAAGTTCTCGATGTGATTTGGACACCTAGCAAAGACGGCTATTTAAAACCAAGAGTGCAGATTGATCCGGTTGTGCTGGGTGGAGCGAAAATAGAATATGCTACGGGGTTTAATGGTAAATTTATTGAGGAAAATAATATTGGTGTCGGAGCTTTAATTAAGCTGGTGCGCTCTGGAGATGTGATACCGCATATTGTGTCTGTTATACAGCCGGCATCACAACCACTCATGCCATCGGTGCCGTATGTATGGAATGAGACTCATGTAGATATTATGTTGGAAGATAAGGCGGCAGATTCCACCGTAAAAGAAAAAACCATTACTGGGTTCTTTAAGATTTTGGGCGTAGAGGGACTGGGACCAGGCAACGTGAAGCGACTCATCGCAGCCGGATTTGATACGGTTCCCAAGATTATTGATATGAGCAACGATGATTTCCTCACGGTGGAAGGGTTTAAAGAAAAGCTTGGCAAAAAAATTTATGATGGTGTCCAAAAAAAAGTAGAAGCAGCTTCTTTACCAGAGCTGATGCATGCGACAAATATATTTGGACGTGGATTTGGACGGCGGCGGTTTGAAGCCATTCTTCAACAAGTCCCCAATATTTTAATTTCTAAAAAAGCGGCAGCGGAAAAACTGGCTGAGCTTGTTGCGGTAGAAGGCATGGCCAAAAAAAGCGCGGAGAAATTCTTGACACATGCCCCAATATTCGTGGATTGGGCAACAGCCGCTGGATTAGAAAATCGACTACAATATCAGCCGACCAAACTCTCGGCTGACACAGAACATCCGCTTTTTGGCAAAAAGTGGGTCATGACTGGTTTTCGTGATAAAGACCTTATCGAAAAACTCAAAAAGGTTGGCGCGGAGCAGCAATCGGCTGTTTCTAAGAAAACCTTTATGGTAATTGTCAAAGACAAAGATGAAGATACCGGAAAAGCAGAAGAAGCTAGAAAATTAGGGGTTCGTGTCATCACGCCAGATGAGATAGAAGCTGAATATCATTTATAAATAATGCAAACACGTAGAACATCGTCATTATATAGTTATTTTAGCATGAATTTTTTATATTGGTATATTTTATATGTTCAACCAAATCTGCAGTAATTTGAAGAGAAACCCAAAAAAATTGCTAGAGTTGAAAATAGACACTTGGATAGCACATCGCTTGGACGAATACAAAGAGTTGCCCACTGACTTTGAAATGAACCTGATGAAAACCTTTTTGCAAGACGCAGCCGCCGATCCAGTATCTTTTCATCGGTTGGCGATTGATGAGACGAACGTAATTTTGGAGAGAAAAAGACGTGTGTACGAGGAGGAGGAGAAGGCGCTTAATGAGCTGGAGGTTGAAGAGTTGATAGATCGCCATATAAAACTAGCCTTGAAAGAGACGGATGCAGGAAAAGCAGCGGTGTCGGAGGCGTACACGGCGTTTGAAAGAACGTTTCAAACGAAATTTGACAAATATAGGTTTCTCGGGAAAAGTATTGATGAGTATGCTGTGGGGGAGGGGATGTACTTTTTTCAACCTATTGAAGCTGAACGTGGTGAGGCGTGGACGGCGAGCTGGGGTTTCGAACTGGCCAGCCACTTTCATACAAACCTGCCGGAAGTCAACCTAACCGATAAAATACGAAACGCACTGCCCAGGGTTATGGAAAGCAAGTACAGCGGCCAGCTCAAGAAGGGTGGCGCGACCTTCGAGGCCGTGGTGGCGCGTATACAGCAAGTGAGAGCCTTGGCAGTTGTGCCTACTTTCGGTTGGCAAAGTGACCGCACCAATCGAATTGTCAACAATCTGGGCATACGAAACTCCGGAAGCGTACTACACGCTGAAGTAACATTGCAGTTGCTCAAGGATGCGGGGGCAGATGAGTCTTTGATTACCCTCGGATTGTAGTGACTATCTACGACGCTACGGAGGAGAGTGAGATTGTTTTATATGAAATATAGATCAGCAGACAACAAATACTAGCGGCGAAGGAACGGCGGTATCTAAGAAAACCTTTATGGTAATTGTCAAAGACAAAGATGAAGATACCGGAAAAGCAGAAGAAGCTAGAAAATTAGGGGTTCGTGTCATCACGCCAGATGAGATAGAAGCTGAATATCATTTATAAATAATGCAAACACGTAGAACATCGTCATTATATAGTTATTTTTGAATGAGTATTTTTTATTGGTATATTTTATATGGGAAAATTAGAAGTATTTAATAAGCTTTTACGCAAAAAAAGTTCTCTTTTACAATGTATTTTTTCAACACTTATTTTTCAACTAGTGCTGACTACACTCGTATTTAGACATGTCTATCAAAATCCGGTGACACATAAAAATATGTTGCAGAAAAATACGATCATGGTCATTTTATTATTTTTAGTTGTCCAAATTGCTCTTATCTTTGCCATGACGACAATGGATATTACTTTCGCCGTGCGATTTATTCTCTTTATTATATTTAGTGTGATTGAAGGCCTTTTCTTAGGTGCGAGTATGGTATATGTTCCGAAAGACATTATTCTCTCTGCGTTAGTTTCCACGGTAGCAATCTTCGTGGCATTTTTAACGGTAGGAATGTTTATCGTGTATTTAGGTATTGATTTGGGGTGGATGGGAATTTACTTATTTTTGGGTTTATTAGGTCTGATTATTACACGCATTGTTTCTAGTATTATGAAACCTACTGCGGAACCCATATCTAAATATTCGACTATATTTGGATTGTTGCTATTCTCTATGTTTATTTTATACGACACCAATAATATTTTGCTAAAATATAGCACTACTGGTGTAGATTGTATACGCGGGGCACTGGATTATTACTTGGATCTGGTGAACATCTTTGTGAATTCCATCGATTCCCATTAAAATATCACTATAAATTAAATGTTTAAACTATTTAAAAACTTGTCGTGTGGTGCAAGGCCACAAGAACCTGTAAGTGCACGAGAACCTGTAAGTGCACGAGAACCTGTAAGTGCACGAGAACCTGTAAGTGGTCTAGATCTTACTACAACTGAAGCACAAGAAGACTATATTCGTGATATGATGGAATATCTTGATTTATTAAAGTCTCCAATAGGGCTTCAGCGTTACAAGCAAGGCGTCCGACGGGAGTTTACACAGGTCGAACCATTTACTGGTGCAAACAAAATTATTGGGCTCGCTGAACCGGTAACTTTATTTGCACTGAGCGGGAAAGAGTATGACATGTATTATGCCAAAGCCCAGACAGGAGAGATTATTTACCCAGCCGCAGTGAGACTTTATAGAAAAAAAATAGATCGTCTTACTCTAGAAGATGCTGCTATACTACACCATAAAGTATCCGAATATGCGAAAGAATCAAACGATTATAATATAATTAAAGAGCATCTCGCCGCATATTTTTTTATGAAGACAGGTAAGACTATTCCCGATGCGGCTACTGCTACACAAGATGCAGCATCAGCAGCAGATCGGCGTGCTGCACAAGCGACGGCTGCTGTGGCTGCAGATGAAGCTCGTGTTTCACAACTTACATACACCAAGCCTGATATATTTGCACCAATTAAATTGGGTGAAGAGCCAAATCCAGCGTGGTTCTATGGATAATATTAATTCTCTATAGATAACTAAATAATAATATAATACATCATAATATAAAATATTATTTTCTGTCAGTATCGATACAAATATCTCCGTTAAAATGCCAGTTCATATTGCACAATTTCTTTCATATTTTGTTTGATGAGCTTATACAGAATATTCGCCAGACGTTGACTGATTTGTTCGCCACTTAATTTTGCCATCATGCATTTTTTGATATAGGTGTTGTATAGTATTTCGTTTTTTTCTCGAAGGGTTGCTTGTTTGCAATCTTCTATATTAGGTTTTCGCCACGCCACAATTTTTTGCAGCAGTTTTTTATGCACACTACTCATCGCTGTATGCATATCCGGTGTGGTCATTTTCATCCATCCGTCTAGAGTGTATATATATAACATATTATTGCCTTTATCGAAAGCTCGCACCGCATTCTCTTCTTTTTCAGTAGAAATATTTTCTCGAAATATTTCGGCAACACAATCAAACACGTTTGTATTTTCTAAACACACCAGGTGAGCATCCGTGACAACTATATTCGAAATCCAGTCTTTAAACAAAATACGCGGGGTATGCTGTTGACCGAGCCATTCTAAAATATCTATTTTTTCTTTTTTAATATGAATCCATTTCTTCATGTCTGCTATTTGGTGTTCCATGTCGGATATTTTTTTCCCCATTTCCAATATTACGTCATATAGCTGCCGCACGGTGGGCGTATCATTTAGCTCCTGAAATTCGAGATCCCGTTGCTTTTTGGGTTTCGACATGATTTCACAAGCAATAACGTGACGTTCATAATAAACTTTACGCTTATACGCGCGGTTACAATATTTGCAGCAATACATGTTTCTTTTTGTTTTCTTTTTAAATAAAAATAAATTTCTCCTTCAATTTATCACCCATAACTTTTAGCGTCATTCATGATATTATATAATTAAATATATTATAATAGAATATTATAATGCAGCAATGCACTAGTGAGTTTGTTTTTATTGATGGCGAAGGGTATAGTAAATTGGAAATAAAAGAAACAAAAGAAATAGCTTCGGCGCGGGCCGAACTCGACAGTATTACGAAAAGATCAGCAAAGTTCGAAGGCGCTGCACGTGATTGGGTGCCATATTTTAAACTAAAAGAAACAAACCCAGAGTTATATGAAACAGTTATAGGTGCACTTATAGATACAACAAAAAAAACGGATTACTATTCAAAAATATTTCATTCACCCGATTTTTTAACGTTAAGAGACCAGTATGTTAGTAGACTTAAAGAAGTGATTACAGAATCCGCTAGAGAATTTATTAAACAACCCTCTCGTTTGCATTTTTTGAAACGAAAACAATATAATAAAGGTGATATTTTTAGTATAGCCTCTATCGATGAAGAAGATGGTTTTCATGTGCTTATACGTCCTTCTAACAAATATTTTGCCAAATTATTTTCACAAGAAGAAGAAATTAGACGTTTATCTAATAATAAACCGTTGTTTAATACCTTATTAGATAATAAAATACAACTTGATAAGGCAGGAGATGCACTCGCAGGTTATCATCATGATAATATACGCCTTGAGTCACTTGGAACGGTAAAGATTAAACCTGACTGGGCTATAGGAGGGGCATTTAGTTCACCTGGTGAAATAACTTTTGACATGATTATACATAATATTATATAACAAAAATATTAGTAAATAACAATTTATCACCCATAACTTTTAGTGTCATTCATGATATTATATAATTAAATATATTATAATAGTATATTATAATATATGGTTTGTGTCGCTTGTAAAACAACTCCCACGGGCAGCAAATATCAATGCACCTGCAACTATAATGTTATAAATGAAAAAGAAGATCCCGCCCCGGCGCAATGTAAATCGTGCACCTGTAATTCGCCACAAGGTTGCTGCATACACTCTATTGAAGACAACATGGCTTTGCAAAAGAAAATATGGAAACAGGTTCGTGTTGCACCTTCCCTTTATATGAACAATTTGACGGCAATTACAGTAGAAGGATATCAAACAGATCCTTCAAAACACCCCAGCAATGCTCCACGCGAAAAATATGCTTATGTCAATTGGAAACAATCAAGCGATCGTGCTGTTCCCAGTATCCAACGCGCATACCATCCATCGAGAGGAAATTCTACACGCGCATCATTAACGACACATCGACCGGGAGCAGCTGGTCCGGCTGGAAAAGGAGTAGATGTAAAACATAATAGTTATGCGCGATATTTAGCAAGAAAAAAAGGCAAAGTATTCAATCCAAAAGTAGTGGTTGCAAAAGTGCCAAAATATGGTAATAAAACACAAACGTATAATATTGTTAATAATACGTAATTATATCTATATTTAGCAATTAAAATAATTTAATTTATAAAAATATTTTATTTTTATATATTATAAATGTTTCGTCACATAGGAATGTCTTTTGGAAATAAGGGTAAAACCTGCTCTTCAAACAAGGGCAATGTTACATTTCGTCAACCAGTTTTACAAACAGTCGGAGGTAAAATGCATCAAATTCAACAGCAGAGAAATTTACTTATACAGAGACAGAATTATCAACGACAATTAGCTGCTGAGCAAGCTCGAAAGCGTGCACAGGAGGCCGAAGAGGCTCGAAAGCGTGCACAGGAGGCCGAAGAG